AACTCTTCACTACTTCTATATTGAGTTTGATCAGGACCAACCTCTGACAAATCTCTAGGTATTTTATTTATATTGTCATTTATAAGAACTACATGTGCTGTTTTATTTTCTTCTCCTACAGGAAAATCTGTGGTATTAACCCCATGTTGTATTTCAGGCATAACATAATCAGGAAGATTACCACCGGGACTTATTGTAGTGTAAACCGTGTTAGAACCAGATGTTTGTTGTAGCGGATAACCCTTAAGCATACCAGCTAAATAGCTATTATAATAATCTACTTCTTGTTGTCTAACAACTATTTTATATGAATACCAACCATCTTTATTTAACAAATAAGAAAACTTAACGTCTTCTACGCTTGAGGGTAAAGCTTTGTTTGTATTGTATTTTAAACTAATATCTTCATTACAAGTTATAGTATACGCATTAGATAAGCTTGGACCAGTTATAGCAGTTATTTCTACATAGTCTTGATACTCACCTCTTAAATATTGTCCAATTGAAGGAATATTATCAAATGTAGAAGTTGTATCAAAAGTAAAAGTATAACTAGTGTTTGACACAGCGCCGGCGTTTATAGCAAATCCATTTTTTTGTTGAACAGCATACAGACCTGGAACTCCAGTTGGTATGTTTCTAGCAGAAGATATAGAGCTTTCTAATAAAAATCTTATAGCACTACCATTATAACATTTAACATTATAAGGACTAGTCACACTACTATAAGGAGCAAATATAGTTGATCCTTTTTCTATAGCACTTGAAGATATATCGTCTAATGTAGACAAAATAACAGAAGATTGTCTGTTGTATTTATCTGCTAATATAACACCTACTTGATAATTTCTATTTTCTTTAACAGTATGATTTGGATACTCTATAAAGTTGTCAAATGAATCTCCTTTTTCTTGAAAAGTTAATTTATAATTTAAACTAGGTGGAGGTGTCCAGCCTTCAAAATAGTTACCATATATTACTCTGTTTCCTGATACTTCTTGAGATATAGCCCTAACAGGAACTTTATCATACACTCTAGTTGTTTGGTTTTCAGCTAAACTTCTATATGGTTTTTGCGACTTATAAACATACTCATAAACATTGCTTTCATTATTATTAGCTTGTATTTGAGCAGCTGTTAAAGTTTCAAGTATTTTTACAACTCGACTATCACTTTCTTTATATAATACATCTATCTCAGATATTTTATATCTTGTGAGTATTTGTGTTGCTTTACTAGGAAGTGGTATTAATAAAGCTATCTGATTAACATTGTTTTCAAACCATCTAATAACCGTGCTTCTAAAAGCATCTTTTTCGTCACCATCTATAAAATAACCTTTTTGCTTGGGTATAAACGCTATTTGTGAAAATGGAGCAAATGTTGAATACTCATCATCTTCATATTTAAATCTAAAACTAAACCTAACATATTTAGCTTCTAAATAATCTGGATCACCAGGCCAATTAGGATTTGTGCTCTCGTTAGTCATTGTAGATATAAATAAATAAACAATGTCATCAACACTTACGTTTATAGCATCTGTCAGTGTTAACTCATAAAAGTTTGTTTGACTATCATCTACTGTAAGCACGGTTACAAAATTACAACTTGTAGTTCCATTTGTTATTACCGTCATTCCAACCTCTGGTACACCGTTTGCTCCAGCTTTTTTTAATCTTACAGTTGAGTTTGTCGTAGCGGCATCAACTAATAAACTAGCTTTTTTTACAAGTGATATTGGTGTTATAGGAGAATATTTAGCAACAGATATTTGCCATTCATATTTATAATGATTAGGGTCGTTTATAGCTAAATCTATATTTATTTTTCTAGGTTGATTTCTGTTATCAGTCCAAAAAAGTTGATTTTCAACTAAGTTTACAGAGTGTATTAAAAAATCTTTACCCATAGAAAAATTAAGAAAACTACCTTCTACTAAAGTATAATATGGTTGAGAACCGTCAAAAGATTTTACTCTTATTTTACAAGTATCAGTAGTGTCTGCAGGTATTAGTTGTAAAGGTTTTGGATCTGTATAGTTAGTTAAAAACTCAAATATTCTATTACCAATGTTATCGAAATATAAACCAATACAAGTTAAGCCAGTATTAGAATGAACCTCTTCGTTACCTAAAATGTTTTCTAACGCACCAACGTCATCACCTTCTGATCTTCCAACCGATATATTTACCGCGTCTCTATATTCTCCATTTGGAACCAACCTATCATCTAGGTCTTTGTTCATTTTAGATTTTAAGAAACTGTTTTTAATTTCAGCCATTTAACTTTAGTGTTTTATTATTTTAGATTTACCTCTCATAACCTGTACAAATTCGTCAAGTTTAATATTAGATAATCTTATTTTTGCATTTCTTAGTTTAGAGCTTTTTTCTTTTCTATATCTTTGAACTATATATTCTTGAACATTGGCTCTGCTAGCTAATATACCATAATTTATATAAGCATACATGGCTTCTTCTGCCATTTTAGGAACTCTAGTGTCTAAATCAGTAGATAATCCATCTGATATATATTCAAATACAATTAATCTACCAGCTAAATCACTGCTAAAAGAAACNTTACCTTCTCTGTCATTTATATTATACCATCCGTTTACTTGAGTGGTTTCTGGGTTTAACCCATATCTTTTACCATAAAAACCTCCCCAGCCCCAGTCATATCCATACCAGCCCCAGTTTTCTATGTTTTCATAATTTTCAAATACACCTGTTATTTTTCTATCATTAGCCTCTGCCCATCTTTTTTCTACTAGTGAAGTACCTTTTAAGTTGTTACCAAAGTTATCGTTAGTAGGTACACCCTCATCATCTTGTAAAGGTATAGCGTACGGATTAGTTGATAAATTATTTACAGGATATATTATATGCTGAACACCTAGATTGTCAACCCAAGAACACCTAACATGATTAACATAATCTTGTGGTAATATAACACTTAAGCTAGGTGGTATATTTAACTCTTGTGATTTTATACTTCTTAACGTATCATAGCTAAATTCTTGAAGAGATCTTTTAGCGTGAAAAATAACATCAGTTCTTTTAACATCTGGTATTAATTTACCTTGACCCACATAAGCAACCATAAAGTTATTTATAATATCGTTTAGTTTTATATAAGAATATCCACCAAAGTTTTGCTGTTTAGATGGCGTGTTTAGTTTTATCTTAANATAACTGTANTGTGGTAATGCAGCTGGAAATGTTAATATATTTTTTACTAAGCTAGACGATGTTACAGCGCTATATCCATTTTGAATAGAATACTCTGTGAAAGTAAAACCGCCATCTGTGCTTATTAATATTTTAAAATTATTTAAAGCATAATCAATAGCAGTTGTATTGTTTGTTTTATATATAAGCTGTGAATCAAAACCAAGTTCTACCTCAGTACTATCGTTTGCTTCTACATATATGTTTTGTTCTCCAGAATAATAGATTTGATTAGTCTCTGTGATTAATCCATCACTAGGAGGTTGTATAGAGTAAGGTATTAATTTTGCCATTTGTTATTAACTTTTTTCGTTTTGCATATCAGAAGCAATTTGCTGAGCAGCCACTTGTATTATTTGTGGATCTTTAATTACAACACCCGCGTATAATAATATTTTTAATATTAAATCTGTTTGTTCAGAAGGATGCAACTCAAAGCTTACAGAGTTAATATTATCATACACGTATTGATAATTATTATTAGCACTGTTACCTGTAAAATTCCACACAGGATTTAATGGTTTTCTTAAAAATGTACAAGATATTTCACTAGTTATACTTGTAGGATAAACAAATATTTGATAATCTTTATATTTATATACAGGATAGTATTCTGTAGGTTTAGTTAAAGGTGATAAATTTAGCTCTAAAAGCTCATTAGGTTGAACATACTGTACTTCTTTTTCATCTTTATGTATAACTGTCCCTAATTTATATACACTAAAATCAGTAACAGTTATTATTATAGTTCTTCCAGCAACAGGTATATTAACCAGATTTAAAACATTATTTGATACAGTCCAGTCTGTAAACTCAGCTAAAGGCTCTTGTACGTTTAAAGCATTTGACATTGTAACTGATATTTGACCAGAGTCTGTTTCTCCTGCGTTTAAAGGGATAGGATAAACTTGTGAAGTTGTTGTGGTTATTTGTGCGCTTACCGCTGTAGAAGAATTTGTTGGTAAGCTAAAATAAGGACCTACATAAGAACAAGATCCTGATTCTTGAAATACAGATAGTTTTTCTCTTAAATTTTTAAGTCTATCCGCGTATTCACTGTTGTTGTCTGGCAATCTATACTGTTGATTTAATTCTTCAAAATAACTTTCAAAAATCTCTAACTGAGCTTGAGTAGCTATTTTATTAAACTCATCTGGAGTTAAATAACCTCTCTGCTCTTTATTAAGTATAAGTAAAACCGTTTTGTAGACTTGATTTACGTTTATTGCCATTTATTTTTTTTTATTATAATACAAGGCCCGAGTGAACGAGCCCTATATTAATATTACATGTTTCTATAGTTTTTTCTCTATTGATTTAAAAACCTCCATGCCTTCATCTGTTTTAAAGAACGAAGCTAAGGCTGAGTAAGGATGCTCGTCAAATGGTACTGTCATAATTTTTTTACCATTTTTAGCCCATTTAAAAGTTTTTTGATCATTAGACAACTTTAATATACCTTGCTCTACAGCGTGTATACCAAAGTTTCTTAACTGTATGTTTTCATCTTGAGCTAATGCTATAAAAGTTCTAGGTTGTTGCTTAGCAAATAAAAGAATATCTCTTTTAATTTGTTTAGCAGTCATGCTACTAACATCACTACCTTGTTCTACTCTTAATATAGCTTCTTGATGATTAACATCTATTTGATTAGCTAGATTTAATGCAGCTAATTGTATTTCTAATTCATTCAACTCATCTTTAGCTTGAATTACAGGATCAAATTCTGAGTATATTCTATTTTTAAATGGATGATATTCTGATAATAATATCTGTAGCGCTTGATTTTCCTTAGGAACTGAAAGCGTACCATCTCTAAATACAATATGAGACAGAGTTGTTGGACCTTGTTGTTCATCAACAAACACTGATGGTTGGTTAGTAGCATATCTTAACTCTCTTTGATAACCTAATTTTTTATCAAAATGAGTCATAGGGTATCTTTGCGTATGCTTACTTGGAATTGTTCTTGTTAACGGTGTTTTTGCACCTTTGAGTATGTATACTCGATCTTTTACTTCCCAGTTTTCTGGTTTTGTAATATTTACTTGTTGTTTCATGATATAATATAATTAAATAAGTTAAAGGTATATGGGCGCCGAAGCGCCCTTACCTTATATTAAACTTATGCTACCGATTTAAAGATAACAAAGTTGTTTGCAGCTTGAGTTACTAAACATCTTTCTGATAAGAAATGTACTTTCATAACATCATCTCCAGTAGTGTAAGCACCACCAACAGAACCTGTTAACCAAGTTTTCATTCTTCTATCATCAGCTTCAGATGCTCTATAACGAACATGCAAGAATGGACGTCTGATGTTTGCGCCAAGCATTTGGTCGTAAACAGTAGATGTTCCAGCTGGTACTAATACACCATCAACAGTTTCATTTAATCCTCCAGTTGTAGCATCATTTAAGTATTTCCAGTCAGTTTTATAGAAGTCATAAGAACCTCTTCTGAAACCAGAGAAACCTAAATTTAAAGCCATTTCCTCAGAGTTTTCAAATACACCGTAAGATGTACCACCTGCACCATAAGAGTTTTGAGCAGCTAACATATCATCAAAACTTAGAGCAGTAGCTCTGTTTAAGAATAACATGTTTTCTTCAATAGCACCTTGCTTATCAAGGTTTTGAAGAATTAAGTCAAAGTCTTGTAGTGAAGTTCTAGCGTTACCACCAGCATCTTGTCCAGAAGCATAGTTATCATAGATATTACCTCTTGACTCAATAGCAGCGAATAAACCTTCAGTACCTTTTACTTTTACAGTAGAGTTTAGAAGATCTTCACCAATTGCAGCAGAACCAGCCTGAGCTTTTTCTCCTTCAATCATTACCATTTCTAAATAATCTTGGAAACGTAGTCTAGTTTCACCTTCTGCTTTTAAATACCATAAGTATCCTGATGTACCATCTTCAACAGCAACTTCAACCCAACCGATCTGAGCAGTGTCAGAACCATTGATTTCGTATTTATCTTTGATGATTACAGGTGAGTTATGATACTGAGTAAAGCTAGGCTCAATAGATCCTTCCATTCCTGCAGTACCTTTAGCAAATTCAGAACCATATACAAATACATCGATTTGTCCAGCTCCAACTAAAGTATTTAAATTAGCAAGATCGTAAGAATAAGCTACAATTTTCCATTTTCCACCAGCAGCAACAGGGTCAGCTTTAACATAACACTTAGTGCTAAGTAAACTTGTGTTGTTACTTACAACGATAGTTTGTCCTTTTCTAATTGAAGGAATAATATCGTTTCCAGCAGAATCTTGTCCAGCAAGACCAGTGATTTCATTACTACCATCAGCAGCAATAGAAGCTCCTGTAAAGGCAATATGTAATCTGTTTTGCTCTGACCAAATTACCTGGTCAGAAGTCATTGGCATTTCAGCGCCTACCATTCTTAAGAAACCTCCGATTGTTCTGTTTCCGTATCTTTCAACTTCCGCTTCGTAGATTTCAGGTAGATACTGTTGTGCAAAGTTATTTACTGGATCACCGCCTGCAGCGTTGCCAGTAAAGTCTAAGTACGACGTACTCGTTAGCATTTTCTTTGGAGTCGGTACCAATGAAAATTGACCTAACGGGTCGTTAGCATTAAAATATCCCATTTTTCTTTAAGTTTTTATTTAAATTTTTTATTAATTCTCAACTTAGAACTATCCATACCACTAATAGCTTTAACTTTTAANCCACCTAAAGTAACTTGCGTAGGTCTATCAGCTGACGAAGGATTTTTAGATTTCTCTACTACTTCCTTTACAGCGTCTGACTTACCTTGTTCATAAAAGTGTGTTATTATGTTATCGATATTTTCTGCGGCATATAGAGCTTTGTGATAACCTCTTGGATCTTTAACGTTACCTTCACTGTCTAAGAACTTCCCGACAAAGTTGTTTAGATTAGACTGTTTCTCACTAACGGCGTCAGGATTTTTTACGCTATACCTATATTTCTTTTCACCAACATTGAAATCAAAACCTTTGAAATCGTTGTTAAAAAGCTTCTGTGTATCAGCTTTAAATCTTTCGTGCTGTTTCTCTATTTTAGATTTATCTTCGTTATACCTGTTGAAAAACTCCATAGCTTTTTGTTGGTCTTTACTAACGGATGGCCTCAACTTGATTTCATCGTAATATTTAGTTTTAAGTCCTTCTAAAAAATTATGAGCTTTTGCAACCTCTTCTTTTTGAGCAAGTTTTTTTCTCTTGATGTCTCGCTCATCATCAGTGTCTTCATCTATAGCAAATTTTTCCTCCATTAAAAAATTAATTTCCTCATTATTTAAATGTGGTTTTGATTGCTTATAGTATTCTTTTAACAATGTGTCACCATCTACATTAGAGTAGTCTGCGTTTAATCTAACATAGTCTTGAACCGTACCACCTGTTTCTTTCATAAATGAAACTAGTTTTTCTACGTTTTCAGGTAACTCAACAGGTTGTTGAANTTGTTCAACTGGTTGTTCTATTTTTTCTTCAACCTTTTCCTCCACCTTAGCTTCATCTTCTTTTACTTCTTGTATAGGGGATTCTAGTTTTTCTTCGGTGGGCCGTACTTCTTCAACCACTCCTTCGCTGTTGCTACTGTCTTTTTGTTCTTCGACAACAGCATTGCTATCATCTGTCTTTTGTGCTTGAACGGCATTGTCTTCTTGTTTTTCTTTTTCTTTTAATTCTTGCGCTTTTTTAGTTAAATCTAGTTTAACTACGTTGTCGTCTTTTTTAGGTAACCCTTCTTTGGGTACTGTAATCTTAGCATCTGCCATAATAAAATATTATAAAATTAATAAAAATTAAACTATAGGTAGGTTTTCTAAACCAATACCCATTGAGTCTTGTTGCTCAAAATCAGTAGGTAATAAATCATTTTTTCTTTGATCTATCATCGCACTTTGTTGAGTTGCTTGAAGCTTAGTTCTTTTATCTTTCCTATCTTCAATATATTGCTCTTTAGCCTGCACTTGTTGTACAGATACTTGAGCTAGTTGCAGATCATAGTCAAACTGTGCTGCCATCATCTGTTGTTTTATTTGAGCTTCTACTTGCATTCTTTGTATTTCCATCTGCGATCTAGCTTGCTCAAAATTAACTTTTTCTTGAGTTAACGCTTGTTGCTTTTGAACCTCATTCATAGCTGCTTGCTCTGCTTGCTGTGCATTTGCTTGAGCTTGAGCTTGTATATTTTCTTTAGCAAGTCGTTCTTCTCTNTGTTGTTTTCTTTTTCTTTTTAGCTTTAGCATTTGATTAGCTAACTTAAGATTGTGTATTTGTCTTAAATCTATAGCGTCTTCTAAATCAATACCACCTGATTGTAAAGCTATTTGTATATTTTGTTCTAACTGTTGTTGCTCTTCTTCTTCAGGCTCTAATTGTAAATAAATACCAAAGTCATGTATGTTTTTATTTTCTAATTCNTTTAAAGTTTCTACATTGTACTTACTTATAGAACTAACAAGTGTATTTCTTAATAAAGGAAAATTTAAAGAATCAGCTATACGTAAAGAAATGTTTTCACAAATTCTTAAGGTTACATATAAGCTAGCTTGTAAAATATGTTTAGTTGCTACATTTGAAGCATTAGCAGCCATTTTTTGTAAGCCAACTAAAGTATCTCTATCAGGAACCGATCCATCTCTTGCTTCATTTAAACCGGTCACGTCTCTAATCATTTGTAAATAGTAGTTATAAGTTTGTATTAAACTAGCTATTTTAGCTTGACCACTAGAAGATGTTAACTCTTGAATAGGTACTTTACCTCTATTTAACTCTCCATCTTGTGTTAAAGATCTACCTACAATACTACCTGTTTGAAAAAACATGTTTAAAGCTTCTGCTGGATTGTAATTAGTACCATTACCTAAGTCTACTTCAGCTAAGCCATCAATGTCTACAAACACACCGTCAGGAACTATTCTAGACATTACTTGTTGTAGTTTTAAATGTGTTAGCTGTATCATATCAGCAAAACCTATACATTTACTAACCACAGATTCTATTCTACCTTTATACATTCTTGGAGCTACAAGAGTATAATTCATCTGAACTTTACTCGTATCAGAAGCTGGTCTAGTCATATTCTCAGCCAACTTCCACTCTAACATTTCATTTATTCCTAAAACCTTACATCCAGTATATAAAACCTCTATACTCCTACTAACTCTTTCGTAGTTATCTGCAGGTGGTGGGTTAAATGTATCTGGTTTTTCTAAAGCTTTTTCTAAACCTTGCTCTGTTTGTTTTATTTTAAAAACTTGGTTATTATATGTTTTATATTCAAAATATAAAACTTGAACAGTGTTTTCGTCATAATTATTCCAACCAGTAACAAATTGTCTATTACCCGGCATATCCTGTATTCTTTTTAATAAATCATCTGATATATCAGGAAATTGTTTTTTAAGCTCAGGTATTGTTACTGATTTTACTTCACCTACATAATATATATCTTCAAAATTAGGATCATCAGTATATGAATAAACTAAATTAGCTGGNTCAACATAATCAATTGTTATTCCGTTAGATCTGTTCCAATGTGTTTTTGCTGAAGCTATACCTANAACAGTTAAATCCATGTTTAGTCTTCGTCTTACTAAATCATATTTATTAAAAGCTAAAGTATTATTTATNGCTTCTTCTTCAGCTAATTCAACTGATTGTTTATAATCAAGCTGCATATGAAGCTGTAANTCATCTTCGTTTTCAGGNAAAGTACTTGGNTCGTGTTTTAAAATATTTACACCAATAGCTTGTTGAACCTGTAAAGCTTCGTTTTTTACAGTCATATCTCTTAATAACCCTTGAGCATATTGTGTTCTAGCTTTTTGAGATTGTGGGTCTTGAGCATATGCTGTTATTTCATATTTTTTTTGAGACATACCATTTACAACTATGTCTACAAATTTTGATAATATAGGAACTGGTTTCCAGTCTATATTTAAATAGCTTAGGTCACCATTAATAGATAACTCATCTTTATACTTTTGAACACTTTGTTCTCCTCTAGCATACAGCCTAAGTTGATGATAGTGGTTCCAGCTTACAGCAAATCTATTACCTGCTCTACCCTGTTGAAACCACTCTTGCTCAATAGCACGTCCTACCTGTATACCGTAGTCCCAGCTTGATTTTTCTTCGTCACTAACAACTTGGCTAGGAAAGGAACTATTAGGATTTGTGTATATATTCATTTACTTAATTATTTTAGAAACTGTACCTTCGTTATTATATTTTTTAAAACCTAAACTAATTGGTTTTCTTTCTATTTTATTAACTGGATAATATCTGTTTTTATTACAAGCCATTATAGCTAAACCTGAACTTATTGAAGCATCGTGTTTTGTTCTATTGTTTATATTAAATCTAGCCCAGTCTTCTAGAGTAGAGTCAAAATACATATCTCCATATTCTTCACCCAAATAACCAACGTGCTCTTCTATATATGATTCTATAGCTGCAGCGTGAGCTTGTTTCATATCTTCACTAGAGTTAGGTACACCACCTATTTCTCTTTCTGTTACAGATAATTTATTATATATTTTATCAGGTCTATTCATACTAAAACCTCTATATCCTCTTCTTTTAAAATGATATAATAATCTTGGTTTATTATTTTCAGCAAGTATCGGCATACCGTAAAATATACAAGCCATAAGCACGTCTTCAAAAAATATTTCAGCTGTTTGTGGTCTTGCTATATATTCTAAAAAAAAATGATAAGGCGGAACGTTTTCCATACTAAACTTTGTTAGACCATGCAAAGAACCATTAGATCCTCTTTTATCTACAGTTCCTGATATATCGTAACTATCACATCCAAATGCACCGCAATGTTCATTGCTAGGGTATTTAATTCCATTTTTTATATAATGCTTATTTTGCAAATGCATAGGAGGTATCCATGATATTTTAAATCTACCACTATTGTTAGGAACAAATATAACTCTACTATCTTTTATACCATTTTCCCACTGAAATGAACCTTTAGTTACAACAGCTGTATTTCTTAAATCTTGATTATAATCTATTTGTTCGTATATTTTAGTTAGATTAAATAAAGATTCTTTTGCTTCATCTCTAAATGCNTGTTGCTCTGTTCTTGGAAACTGNCTNTAGAATTCATTTAAACCGTCTTGATCTTGTTTTAAACCATCTACTTCGTTTTGCCAAAAATCAACTACACCTAGTTTAATTTTTTGCCCATGCGGGTCTTCAACTGGTNCCTGTGGTGTGTCGAAGACAGGTATGCCATAAGAATCAATGTATCCTTCGTAATTCCATTCCATAGGAATGAACAAAGAATATAGTCCTGAGCTAGTCTGTCCGTTGGCGTTTCTTTTTGTAACGTCTGAGTCATAATAAAGTTTTTTAAAATTATCCCCACCTTTATCTAGAGCATTACTTGTTGAGCCCATCATGCACTTACCTATAATTCTACTACCTAATCTTAATGTGGTTTTCGTGACCCTCCAGTTGTTGAGGATGTTGTTCGGACGTTCCCACTTCCCCGATTCATCATGGACGAGGAGTTTGAGTTTCTCCCCGTCGTAGGAGTTGTCACCGGTATTCTTCCAGTCGATTGTGGTATCCAGCCCCTCGAGATCCGTGGGGGCTTCGTCACCGGTAACGGTGATGGAACGTCTGGTAAATTTACTGGCTGGTACACGGTAGGCAAGTTCGGTTTTGGGACGGTCCATACCGTCCTGTATCGGTTTGAAAAAGAAGGGGTAATTAACCGATATTGGTACCACCTTGTCCGTGAACATCTTCTTAGCATCAGGACCGGACTTTGATAATATACCATATCTAGAGTCAGATGATATGGTTGCCAAGTTAACCACCTCTCCTGAGGCCATAAAGGAAAACCCAGAACGTCTGTTCTTAAGGTAGCACA